GAATGGACAAGTAGCATAAGGCACATGACAGAGGCAGAGCGCCAAAAGCGTAGTGCGTGGCAAGGAATGTTTACTGGCGGCTATCGCAAAATATTTAGGCAACCTAAGTCGTATAGTTAGATAGATGATAATAAATAAGATAGTAGTGGTTGGTGGTGGTTCCGCAGGGTGGATGACCGCTTCTTTGTTAATTAAGCGTTACCCAGATAAACAGGTTGTAGTTGTTGAAAGTCCACAGGTTGCGACAGTCGGCGTCGGTGAAAGTACTTTTGACGGCATTAACTACTACTTTGATATGCTTGAAATAGACCGAGCCGATTTCTTTGCATACACCGATGCGTCCGTCAAATTGGCTACTGAGTTTATTGATTTTTACAATAAGGAGGAAGGGGATAGATTTATTTACCCATTTGGACCCCCGAACACCGAGGGAACGCTTAATGGTTTACAGGATTGGCAGATAAAGAAATATGTGTATCCAGACACGCCCAACAGCGAATATGTGGAATGGCACTTTCCCCAAGCCCATTTAATCAAATACAACACTTTTACGGACAACACAGGCAGCGAAAAGTTGAACTTTGACCCAATTTTACATACTGCCTTACATTTTGATGCTCTTAAGTTTGCCGAATGGTTAAAAAATAGATATGCACTTCCTCGTGGGGTAACATATGTACGTGCCACCGTATGTAGCGCTGTTGTTGGTGAAAACGCACATTAAGATGCGTATTGGAATACATGAGCGCACCTGGGTTAAAAATGTTGTTGCTATAGGTCTGTCAGCAGGGTTTATTGAGCCGCTAGAAAGCAATGGACTATATACCATTCATGTATTCTTGTGGGAACTTATTAGGGCATTAGACAGGGGTAGTGTAACCCAATGGGACAGGGATATTTATAACAGGGCTGTAAAATTAAGGTTTGATGATTTTGTTGGGTTTATTCGACTACACTATGCATTAAGCGTCCGTACCGACTCCCCCTACTGGTTGGACCTATCTAATAAAAATAATAATATACCAACTATCCAAGACCCCTCTTCGCAAATGCAACTTCTTGCGAACATCAAAACAAAAACATTTCAGCCAGCAGAACGCGGTGGTTTAACATGGATATCCGCAGGAATGAATTACAAACTTTTGGATGACGTTGCCATCTCTCTAGGCCAATGCGAACAAAAGGTAAAGTACGCAGATGTGTATGCTCGAAGTTTTAAGAGGCTAGAGGAACGAAGTGAAGTTTGGGACAAAATAGCAAAAGCATGCCCCAGCCTTGAGAAGTACCTACATGATACGTACTATAAGGATGAAATTGTATGACATATATATTGCGACAATTATCGTTCATAAAGAATATACTTGCCGTGTCCAGACAGTGGGGAACTAGAGAATACTGGACTAAAGTAAATACTATTGAAGCCTGGTCGTTCCTGACCAAAATAGCCATTATCTTTCCTGGGTTGCTGTTTGGGAAACAATGGTGGTGGCTCTACCTATTCGCCCTAGTATCAAGTTCCGCACTGGTTATAACATCCACAATCAAAACAATGCCAACCATTATCTGGTTCAACATTGCGTGGATGTGCTTGGCGGCGGCGGCAGTAGCCAAGCATTTTCTTTAATTAGTGCTACACTAAAGTTACCCCCCCGCGTTCACTTCGGTGGCGTGGTTCAACTGTCCGTCGCTAGGTTTCCTAGGGCGGGCGGTTTTGTTTCTGCCCTGCTATACTAGAGATATCGCAGTAACTCAGTGGCCAGAGTAGCGGACTCCAAACCCGCGAGCCGCAAGTTCGACTCTTGCCTGCGGTGCGAAAGTAATACGGAGAGTGGCGAAGTTGGTATCGTGCCTGGTTTGGGACCAGGAGGCCGTGGGTTCGAGTCCCACCTCCCCGACGGCGGATGGTGGGGTGCGGGACTCTATTGGGTCACGGTCTAGACCCCCACCATCCCAACCCAAGACGTGACACTTTGTCACGGGTTGTTTCTATTAAGTTGCTAATCCCATTCTATTAGGGGTACCCTCCTCTTTAGTGAGAGCACCCTACAGCCATATGGGGATGGCGTTATCATGTCATATAGATACAAACCTGTCTTAATAGCCGCCAAATAGGGGGGGGTCTGGAGGGTAAATTGCGCCAAAGTAGGGGGGGTACGACTAGGAAGCACTCGGAAGTCTAACTATTCCGACCTCACTACCCACTTCTAAAGTACAGTAGCCTTTCCCCCGCCCAAACCCAAGAAACACAACGGTTATATGACAATTTACTAAAGTGGTTATGTGTAGGGTTCGGGGTGTAAGGTTGTCAACCACACGCGGAGCGCGTATACAGGGTACGTCGAACGTGCTTGAGTGTAAATCTAGTGAACCTTCTTACGCCAACACTATACCCAGATGATTAGATTCGGGCCGATAATTATAACCATGTTTGATAATCTCGCCCTATTCTAATCACTTGTACACAAATCCTGGACAACTGTCACTTGTACCACCTTTTGCTCCCAGTGGCACTAATTGGGGGTCTGATTGACAGCCCGAAACGGTAGTCTACGGTACGGTAGTCTACTCTGGCGTAGACAACGGACGATAAGTAGCGTAGCGAGGGGGCCGATGGTAGCGTAGCGCCCCAATATATACAATCAGATATACCAGTTACTCAACTTTGATGTACCTAATGAAACCACCAATATACCCAAACTAAACGTTACGTTTAGTTACGGCAACTATTAGGTATTTCCTAATACATCAGTGAAATGATATAAAGCAGTGCGGCGCTGCTATATTACCGACTGAGATTTGTATTACTGGGTTTTGTATTGTATACCAAACAATCGCATTCCTGTTTGGTTTAGCATACAGTTTGGCACAAGATGGCACAAGTAGTCGTCATAAATGTAACAAGTGTTTCATTTTTGATGTGTATGGCTGGAAAGTATAACTGTTTTGCCATTTTGGTGATTTGGTTACACTTTGTGGAGGCCTAATTCGTAATTGGAGGGTCTAACAATTCGAGATTGGAGGGGCAATACGCAAGTTTGCAGGGGTTTCAGGCTTAAGTATGCAACCGTTGCATACCATAGGTTAGCGGGCTTTTACACCTCAGTTTAGGGATGTTTTATGTACCAGATTGTGGAACCTGAAACACGCAATTCGAGGGCCTCTACGTGCGCAACGCGAGGGGGTCAATCGAACTTCTGGAGGGGGTTATCTGGGTAATTGGATTCAGTTGTCTACATTTTGTCGATAACTGAACTGCCAGTATTATGGCGAAAATCTCCCTAAAACGCTAAAGCATTATCAGTTGTTGCTTAAATGACAACAAGTAAGGGGCAAAGTATCACTTGTGCAGTATTTCGCACAGAGTTCAATATAGTAACCAACGGATACACCCTGTAAAAGGTACCCTTTTTACAGGCTATGACCATGAGGAATGTAGGGTTGGTAGATATCCGTCCTTCCTTCTGACACTTTGAATGCCCGTTCAGTTGCGGTTTAGGGCAACTGTTGCTAAATATGCAAGTGTTCGCTTGTTGCCGAACACCAAACACTTGCGTAAAGTATGGGAATGTAATACTTTGGGTAAGTCATTTAGATACGAGAACCTCGCATGTTGTCGCGTTTAAATCTATAGACGCAACTACTGTCTCCATAGTTGCATTTGTAACTGTTAGCCCGCTTTTAGCCCCGTAAGGGCTTTAATAGGACCTATTGTTACACCACAAACTGCTCAGTGAAACGGCAATAAATCGCTCAGTTGTCTGGTAAAAACACCTCACTGCGTCATGAGTGCGTCCGTACACATTATGACATTGTGATTGATATTGCTCATAATCAGAGCGATGTCCTGATTTGCGGGTGGCCGTACAGTGTCCGTACAGTGTCCACAAATACGGACATGGTACGATTACGTATTGCCCTCACATGGTGGTAACATACGAGGGTAACGACCACAACTAGGAGGAATTTGATGGGAACGATTCATGAGCACCACGAGGGGTATAATACCAAGACGGGTAGGGCGAGTACGAACCCGTGGACTGGTAATGGCTGGACTGAGTTAATCTACGCATGCCATGACGAACTGGTTGCGTTAGACCCTACATATCAGATTCTGCAAATAAAGGAAAAGTTTGGTGGTCTTAGGTACTACTTCGACCCGACCGATCAAGATAACTGGGACGCACTGAATGATGTTGTAAAAAAGTATGAAGCCATCGCTATTAAGACCTGCGAGGCTTGTGGACAGCCAGGTGAACCCTCTAATAAAAATAGTTACTGGATTAAAACAACATGCTCAGACTGCGATAAGGTTCGTCCTCGCTGATATAATGGTGTATGCCACGTCGCCGTCCAGGTCTTAATCCAGGCTCCATTGATTGGGGTAAGGCTGCTGCTGATATTGATGCCGCTAACGAAAGGCGCAATAAAGGTTTACGTGACACCAAGATAAGTGGCGCAAAGGTAGACGAAGATGGCTTTCCTATTATTGATGAGGACACTGGCCGTGCTCAGGTTGCTGCTGACTTAAACTTTTATGCTGTTGCCCATATTGCTCAAATTGCCAACAGGCCAGATAGAGCCTCAAACTATGGGCAAGGTCCTGCGGCAAGTACCCGTATGTGCTCTCATGCCTTTGTACTAGACCAACCCCTTTTTGATGTGTATGGAGCAAAGTTGGGTTACATTTTTGTTCGGTTTCATAAAAACGGTAAGAGGGGACCTAACTGGAAGTATGGCCCAGTTAGTTTGGAAATTTACAAACAGTTTGCTAATAGCAGTTCAAAAGGGAAATTCATTAATTCAACTTTAAACAGTTTTCCAAAGGGTCCTGCTTCGGCAGAGGAGGTTAACCAATACATGAGTGAGTTTAGTTCCAACAGTGGAACAGACGCAGCGGGCATTAGACTGGGTGGATGAAACAAATTAGTTTATATTTAGCATTAATTACCTTTGTTTGCTTTATTCCAATTCTTGTATTCAGCCTATTTACTAGTGCACCACTTTTGCTAGTTTCCTTAGTTATCCTCTCCCTCTCAGGTTACCCAGTGTTTAAAGACACACTAAACGTTGTGCAGGGTGTTGGCTTTGTATATTGGATTCTACGAGATACTCATAAGGGTTTTTCAATTTCTAAGGGCTTTATGCGAGAGACTAGTGTCCCTTGGCGAACGGGAGTTGGGTTGCAAGTTGGTCTGGGTACCTACTCTTTTCAGGTAGGTGTCTGTAGAAAGGGTCAGTACGGTACAGAGGCACAGGGGTTGTTAAAAGCCCTTAAGGGACGCGAACTTCATCATAAACCTAAAGAATTGGGACTGTGGAAATGAACCTTTGGAAAAGAGTTGTAGAGGGTGCTAACTATGCAACCCGCATTGAAAAGTTAGATACCCCTGATTTACTTAATTGGTTTGATACAACTATTATGGAATTTGGTGAGAAGTTTGATAGATACCGATTTCATAAAGGTCCCCTGATTGACCTATCAGAATTGCTCATGATACTCAATGACCTCCACGACGAACTTGGTAGGAGGGATAGTGCAAGAAACTGATGTTGATAGCGATATTGACAATGACCTTCGGACAGTTCTGGATATTGAGGAGTTATCGCCCGAACTAGATCAAACAACAACAGAGTTTGTAAATAACCTTGTTAAGCGCTTAGTCATATTTACCGAAGAGTTTTGTGATATTGACTTCTTTCCGTACCAAACAGAGATTGCTTGTAGGTTAATTGAGTCAATTGTTATTGGTGATGGTGATGAAATAACGGTTATTGGCTGTCGCCAATCTGGTAAGTCTGAGGTCTTGGCAGCGGTAATGGCATCAATGATGGTTATTTTACCCAAGTTGGCCCCCGTGTACCCAACGTGGTTAAGTAAGTTTGATAAGGGTTTTTGGTGCGGGGTATTTGCCCCAGTAGAAGACCAAGCGGATACAGTCTTTGGTCGTATTGTTACAAAACTAACAAGTGACCATGCTTTAAACTTCTTACTAGACCCAGAAATTGACGATAAAGCGTCATCTGGTGGGGCACGAGGTAAGGGTAAAATCATCACATTGCGTAATGCAGGGTCATTTTGCCGTATGCAAACGTCTAACCCTAAAGCAAAAATTGAATCAAAAACGTATCACTTTGTGTTAATTGACGAGTGTCAGGCGGCAGATGAGTACGTTATTACTAAGTCTATTAAGCCCATGTTGGCCTTCAACAACGGGACAATTTGCTTAACAGGTACAGCCGCTCGTAATAAATCTTATTTCTATAAAATGATTCAGTTTAATAAACGACGTGCGGTTAATGGTGGACGACGGCACCGTAAGGCCCATTTTGAATATGACTGGCACGTGGCTTCAAAATATAATGTTAACTACGGCAAGTTTATTTCTAAAGAACGGGTGCGCATTGGTGAGGACTCAGACGAGTTTCAAATGAGTTACTGCAACCGTTGGATTCTAGAAAAGGGCATGTTTGTTACTGAGGAAAAGTTAGAACGACTATTTGACCAAACTATGCCGTTAATCAAAGAGTGGTGGAGAACCCCTATCGTGGCTGGTATTGACGTAGCCCGTACAAATGACTCAACGGTTGTAACGGCTGTTTGGGTTGACTGGGACCATCCAGATGCCTTTGGTTTCTACGAACACCGCATCCTTAATTGGCTAGAAATCAATAATCAAGAGTGGGAAAAGCAGTATTTTGAAATTGTTGACTTCTTACGCCATTATGAGGTTATGCGTGTTGGGGTGGACTCACAGGGAGTTGGTGGAGCCGTTGCAGAGCGTCTACAGTTGCTCCTGCCTGATATTGACGTAATTGCCATGTCTTCCGATTCAAAGGCACAACACGAGCGTTGGGTGCATCTAATGGAACTTATACAGCGGGACCAGTTAGTCATTCCCGCGCACTCTAAGGCACGCAGAATGCGTACTTGGAAAAGGTTTAATCAGCAAATGAGTGACCTTGAGAAGGTTTACAAAGGTCCATACCTACTGGCAGCAGCCCCAGATGAGAAGGGCGCGTTTGACGATTACCCCGATTCTTTGGCACTTGCCTGTGCTATGAGCATCTTTGAAACACTCCCAGAGGTGCAAATTAGCACTTCTCCGTTTTTTAGATAAACACGACCACTAAAAACTGATAAAATAAACGTACCAGATAAAATTACTTGGAGGAATACCTAAAATGACCGTATCACCAAATCCAATGTTTCCAGAGCGCACCCCTAATGTGTTTGAACGCACGCTGGCTCCGAGCATTCCAGGCAATAAGGGTCCTCTTCGTTTTGAAGAGGGTATAGCAACAGACACAGACGTACCAAACGACTTTGCTGTTGGTGCCTACTTTGATACATCTTCGGCCCGAGGCCGCGATAACCACAATAACCCAGAAATGGTGTTTAAACATGCTGAGCAAACAATGCAAGAGCGTGCCCACGTCGGCTCGGCTTCTTGGGTTGAAGCCCCAGTTGTCCTGTCAGATTTCGTAACTGGCGCAATGGCTGGCGATGGTATGCCAACCTTTGAAAGGGAAATGAATAGTGGTGGGCATATGAACCGCCCTAATGCAACAGTTGTCTTTGACTGATATTTAACAGCATTACACTAACCTAGTCATGGCTCGTGCTGGAACAGGAAGTAGTCCTCGTGGTCGTAGTCGTGACCCCAGAAGGATTATTAGACCACTAACTACATCCATATCGGGTATTCCAATCGCCAGCACGGTACATGGCGGTGGTTTGTACGACTTTAGCGCTATGCGCCAAGCCCGTTGGTCTGAGTTTTATAGCACCCAACACACACATCGTAACTTAGGTTATGACTATAACTTTAAAAATAAGTTTGTGGGTGGTCATGGCACTGGTAGTGGCACTGGCTTTATTGGTAGCACTTTGCAGCGTGCCCGCAAAGATAGCACCGTTTCTCAGACTGCAAAAGACCCAACGGACACGTTCAAGCCACACAAGGCTTTTACAGCCATTAGAGGTGCGGGCGCTTCTCCACGAATTCGGTTTATTGATACAAAGCGCATGCGTAGCAGGGCACAATACATATATAATCAGGCTAATCCTGGAAATCTAAATGAACTTGATACTGTTCGCAAAAGCGACTACCAAGAAATACAGCAACTTCGTAGTGGTAATACTGATGTTTCCATTCGTTCAAAGAAGTTTAAGAAGATAACATGAGTCCTGAAATCGCCGCCATTATCGCCGCCGTTGCTACGCCAGTACTGGGTGGTATTGGATGGCTTGCTGTTAATCTGCGTATGGAGTGGAAGGTATTCAGAACTGAGAACCACGAAGACCATGGTCGTGTTATGGAAGAACTAAAAAGTCATGGAGTTGAACTTACTAAAATAAGCGATAGACTAAATGGCCATATAGATTGGCACGTAAAAGGAAAGAAGTAAATTATGCCAAAGGTTGCTTGGGATTATATTGTTCCTGTTAAACTACCCTCTGACCTGAAAGGAGTTATCCCTGGAAAATTGCCTGAACATCTCCTCGTCCCCGCTGTTGGCGGAGGAAGACTCCACCACATTGCCGCTCAAGCATGGGCAGCAATGGTTGCCAAAGCCAAATCAGAAGGAATTATACTCAAACCCACGTCATCAGGCGACTGCTATCGCAGTTACGCAGCACAACTGGCGGGCTTTAAACAGCGCTACGTACTGGAACCGATTGCAGGAACAAGCACCAAATCATTTGAAGGAAAAACTTGGTATCTAAAAAAAGGCATGGCTATGTTAGCCACCCCAGGAAAGAGCCAACATAATCTTGGTATTGCTGTTGATGTCCATTCCGCTTCGGAACCCAAAAGGCTTGCTTGGCTAATCGCTAATGTAAAGGAATTTGGATTTTCATGGGAGGTTGTCCCTTCCGAACCGTGGCATATACGCTACGTTTGTGGAGATAGTTTACCCGTAGCGGTAGCAGCCTTTTCGGGGTAAGGTGGTATGCTTACAATCTGTAGGCTACAGTAAGGGCACACAACAATTGGAGTAGAACTTGTCAAAATCATCACTAGTACTTGACTTAATTAATCCAGAAAAAGAAGCGATAAAAGCCCAGTGTAAATTTGGAAGAACTCTTCGTGGACTTCCCGATGATGAACAAGAGGCACTTCTAAAAGCAATTGTGCTAGTGCGCGAATCGGACGCCCAAGGTAAATGTAAAGTTTACAGTTCTGTTTGGCTTTCTAAAGTGTTACGAAAAAATGGGTACTTGATGAGTGTGAGCACAATCCAAAGGCATATTAACAAGGAGTGTTACTGTGAAGAATCTGGTGAATGACCTGCAAAATACTACCCAAAATAAGTCTAAGTTTTTAGGGCAACTAGTTGAGTTGCTCGACAGGAAGAACATAGACATAAATCAAATAGGTGACATTAAGCGTGTCTCGCTATACCAATCATTGACTAAAGATAATGAGACTGGTGAAGCAACAATACATGACTTGTCTGCAATCCAGTTTTCTCCTAAATGGGAAACGGGTCCAGAATGGCCTGTTATTCACCAAGGTCCTGCAATAAAACTTCCCGCTATCAAAGCAACTTCAAAAAAAGCATCTACGTTTAAAACGTGTGTTGTAGTACCAGATATTCAGATTGGTTATTACCGAGGACGTGACGGTCAATTGGAACCAACACATGACGAGGGCGCAATTCAGATTTGCCTAAAGATGATTGAGGATATTAAACCAGGTGTAATTGTTTGCGTAGGGGATAATCTAGACCTTCCAGAAATGGGAAAGTATCTGTTGTATCCTGCCTTTGCCCAAACAACGCAGGCATCCATTGACAGAGCCACATTGTTCTGTGCTGAGATGCGGGCAGCAGCACCTCACGCAGAGATAATTTGGCTTGCTGGAAACCACGAAGAAAGAATGCCAAAGTACTTGCTGGTAAACGCAGGAGCCGCCTATGGCTTGCGTAAAGGAAACACTCCAGACTCTTGGCCAGTTCTGAGTGTCCCATATCTTTGCAGGATGGAAGATTTTGGTGTGGAATATCGCCCAGGATATCCTGCCGCTGATTACTGGATTAACGAGAGACTTAGAATCATTCACGGTGATCGAGTTAAATCCTCTGGTTCTACCGCCCACATCTATCTCAACAATGAGAAGACAAGTGTTATCTATGGGCACATTCATAGGATTGAGACAGCCTTTAAAACACGTGAGGACTTTGATGGTCCTCGCACAATCATGGCAGCATCCCCAGGGTGTCTTGCTAGGATTGATGGGGCTATTCCGTCAACACGCGGGGGTGTTGACTTAGACGGACGACCACTGACTCGTTATGAGAACTGGCAACAGGGGGTTGGGGTGGTCACCTATGAAGACACAGATGCTCATAGGTTTAGTTATGACGTGACACCCATCTACAACGGCTGGGCTATGTACAATGGCAAAGAATACACGGCAAAGGGATGACCACTATCCTTGCTATCCAAGGAGACGGTTTCGCGGTTATAGGCGCTGACTCACGGTGGGTGGATGGTTACGACCGTTTGGGGAAACAGAGTCAACCCAAAGTTGTTTCCGTTGGTCGCTACCTGATAGGGATGGCGGGGGACACCCGTGGTATTAATTTAATCCAGCATGTGTTTGCACCACCAGTGCTACCAGTTAAACTGTCAGGTATTGGTCTGACCAGGTTCATGGTGTCGCAATTCATCCCAGTTTATAGAACATGTCTGGAGATGGGCGGTTCAAGTCTCTCAGCATATGAAGACAACCCAGCATACTCGTCTATAGAAGCGCTGGTGTTGGCGAATGGCACAATCTACCAGATAGATAATGACTACGGGACAGAAGAGGATGTAAGCGGGATATACGCACTAGGTTCAGGACAAGCGTATGGCATAGCCGCGCTGGAGGCAGTATGTTCCAAAAAGGAAATGACACCACATACAGCCAAACAGGCCCTACTTAAGGCATTAAACATCAGTGCCAAGTACGACGGCGGTACGGGTGCGCCCTTCCATACTTTCGTCCAGGCCCGAGATGGAAACAAGAAACCCGCTAAGCCTGTATAATTATAGGATATAATCGAGTATCCAACAATCAAAGGACGTTTCAATGGCTACAGCAAACCAGACAACAGATCAAGCAACCAAGGGCGGTGTTTTAGGCATTGTCACATACTTGGGCATCAAGTACAATGTTGACCCAGCACTCCTCGCCATGTCTATGCCACTTCTTGCCGCAGGCCTTGCGTGGGCTTCAACAAAGATTGGTGACCCAGAAGTTGCCGCATTCTTTGGTGACAAGGGTCGCAAACCACTTAATGTAAGTATCACTAAGTCACCTGCAAAAAAGGCATCTGCAAAAAAGAAGTAGTATCTTATCAATCCCCTTTATCTTGATAAGGACTAACTAATGCCAATTGATTTTTGGTCTCCCTCTTACAGAGCCGCTTCTAGCGACTTAACTGTTGCGATTTCACCGTTAGGTCTAGTTGAATTAGCCGACGAAGAGTTTGAGGTTCACGGTCCACGTCTAAACCGCTACTCTGCGGCGTGGGCATGGTACTTGGGTCATCACTGGTCATATCGCCGCGAAATGGGCGAATCACAGTTCTACATGAACTATGTCCGTGCTATGTCGGACTACATCACTAACTTCTGCTTTGGTAAGGGAGTCCAGTTTAAGGTTCCAGAGCAAAACAATGCGATTATTCCACACCTACTTAGTGACGTTTGGGACGGTCACAACAACAAACACTTTGTATTGTGGCAAATGGGTCAACTTGCTGGTGTGACGGGTGACTGTTTTGTAAAGGTTGCTTATGAGGACCCCTATGTTGATGGCATTGGTATTACCAAAGAGGGACGTATTCGTGTAATCCCCCTAAACCCAGCACACTGCTTTCCAGAATATCACCCCCATGATAGAGACCGTTTACTTAGGTTTAAACTAAAGTATAGGTTTTGGGGAACATCACCTGAAGGAACTCGTCAAGTGTATACGTTTACTGAGATACTCTCCGATGAAACGGTAGAGCAGTTTATTAATGATGAGTTAATTGACCAGTATCCAAACCCAGTTGGAATGGTTCCGATTGTACATATTCCCAACGTGACTATATCTTCTTCCCCTTGGGGACAATCTGATATTTGGGACATCATTCCCCTAAACCGTGAACTTAATGAGAAAATGGCAGAAGTATCTGACATTATCAATTATCATGCCGCCCCAGTTACCATCATTACTGGTGCTAAAGCCAGTCAACTAGAGCGTGGCCCTAAGAAGGTTTGGGCTGGATTACCTAAAGATGCGTCCGTCTTTAACTTGGAATCAAGTGGTGAAATGGCTGGCGCTATGGAGTACGTGCAATTCCTTAAACGGACTATGCATGAGATTACAGGTATCCCTGAATCTGCCCTTGGTCAAATGCAGCCAATTTCTAATACTTCTGGCGTAGCCTTGGCCATTCAATACCAGCCTTTGATGAACCGTTATGCCATGAAGAAGATACATTTTAATAAAGGTTTAGAGTTAATCAATGAACTAATTATTCGCACCGCCGCAATATTCCGTCCAGAAATGTTGACGTATAGTGAAGGCAATTCCGCAAGACCAGAGCCAGGGAACCTGCTTAAGTTAGACCCAGCAGACCCCGTAACTTATAAAACGTCAGTTCATTGGCCTGACCCATTGCCTGTTGATGTCTTAATCAAACTTAATGAGGTTCAGGCTAAAATGGCTCTTGGTTTAGAGTCTAAGCGTGGTGCCCTGCGCACTCTTGGGGAAGAGTTTCCAAATGAGAAAATGGAAGAAATCTTTGAAGAACTTATGGATGATGCCATTGACCAAGGGTCTTTGGACATGGTTCGGGCACAAATCCAAGCGGCTATTATGTTGGCCACTGGTATGATTCCTGGTGAGGGTGGACCGCAACCTGCTTCGGCGGGAGGTTCTGATGTATCATCAGGGGGTCAAGGTTCTGGAGGAATTATGCCTGGAGTAGGTGTAAACCCTGTAGAATCGGAGTTAATGAATCAATTAGTAAGTAAGGCTTATGGCGCTAAGTTCGCTCAGCGTCGTCAGCCCGATCAAGAATAATACGTCACATTAAATAAGTAATTATCCGCCAAACTAACGAGGTAATATTATGGCAAAGCAAGGTACTGACGAAGTTACTATTCCTGCAATAGCGATTGAGGCATTTGAGGCTGAGGCTGAAAGCCTTACCCGTGGTCCTAAGCCAAGGGTCTTTTCTGAGGAAGAGATTGAAAAAGCCCGCCAACAAGAAAAAGACAAGATGTACGGTCGTATTGAAAACTCTGACCTACGTGTAAAAGGCCTTGAGGAACAACTTGCTGTTCTTCAGCAAGAGCGGGATGTTGTCATTAAGCAGGCCGAAGAGAGTGCTAAAAAAGAAGCCAAACTTCTCAAACAGCGTGAATTTGAAGAACTTTCTGCAAAGGAACTGCTCTTAAAGCAAGAGACTGACTTCACCGCAAGGCTCAATACCGTTGAAAGCGAGTGGCGTGGGCGTTTGGAAGAGATTGATAAAGACCGCCAAGCACAGGCAGCACTCCTTGAAAAGGAGCGGGCGCACCAGGAACTACAGACGTACATTGGTCGCCGTATGCAAGAAGAGCAGGAATCCATCATTCCAGAACTTTTAGGGATGATTTCTGGTAATACCCTGGAAGAGGTTGAGTCCTCCATTAGTCGGTTTAAGGTCGCTAGTTCTGCTATATTAGAAAGTGTCCAACGTGCTACTGCGGGAACGCAGCAGCGCATAAAGGGTGTCGGTGTAACAGCCCCACCTGTTGGGCCAATGGAGACCCAAATGGAGCAGCAAACGTTGAGTGCGGAAGATATCCGTAATATGTCCATGGAACAGTACACCAAAATGCGTGACAGGCTATTGAATGCGAAAACATCTAGAGGGCGTTTTTAAAGTCTGCTAGACTATTACATAACAATTAACTAGTTCCCATGGAGGAATACATTTATGGCAATCCCAGGCCCAGCAGGTGGAGCAATTACAGGAGCAAGTCTTGGTTCAATCACGACCACAGGTTACTCAAGTGATTCAACACTCTCTCCAGCAATTCAAACTATTTGGTCAAAAGAGATTTTGTTTCAGGCTATGCCAATTCTCCGCTTTGAGCAATTTGCCGTAAAGAAGACAGAACTTGGTGTCATGCCAGGTCTCACCGTTAACTTTATGCGTTACACCAACCTAGAGGTGTCAAATGACACAGGCGCTGAGTTGACTGAAGGTGTACGTATGGAGCCAACTGCTCTGTCCGCTTCACAGATTTCCATTACCGTTAAGGAACAGGGTAAGGCAGTTGCAGTAACTGAACTTCTCTTGAACGCTTCGTTCGATGACGTGATGGCTTCGTCCAGCCGTTTGCTCGGTCGTCACATGGCACAGTCCATGGACATCCAAGCGCGTAACACGCTGTACTCCACTGGTGTACCATTTGGCGGCGGCACTCCTGTAGCCCCATCAGTAGTCTTCGGTCGTAAGACAAATGGTTCCACACGTGGTTCCATTGCTCCGTACGAGTACTCAGCAGCGGGTTCGGCTTCGGCTCCTGGCTATATGTCCCCAGCCACAATCAAAGATGCTGTCGAGATTCTCGCCAGCCTGAACATCCCACGCCTTGGCGATACTTACGTTTGCTTCGTTCACCCAAAGCAGAGCCGCTCGCTCCGTGACTGGCCAGAATTCATTGAAGTAACCAAGTACGCAGCCCCAGGCAACTTCATGCTCGGTGAAATCGGTCGTATCTACGACGTAGTGTTCATTGAGACCACGCAGGTCCTCAAGGGCCAAGCAACAACGGATGTTGTTGACCTGAGTCCTGGTGAGTCTGGTAACGAAGACCCAACAGCGGATTCATACAGCGCCTTGATGATCGGTGACAACGCATTCGGTCAGGCAATTGCCTTGCCAGTTGAACTCCGTGACGGTGGTGTCATTGACTTCGGTCGTGAGCACGGTCTCTCGTGGTACTCCATCTGGGGCTTCGGTGTCATTACCGCAGAATCCCGTGTGCTAATCAATACCAAGGGTGGGGCAATCGACGACAGTTTCTAAGATATTTAGAAAGCAAGTTGTAGTAATTTGGCACTGGGTGGTTACACTGAACATGTAGCCACCCATTACCGTCTAATGGGTCCAATATAAGGAGAAACACATGCCAAGAAAAGCAAATCAATTCGCTGAAACTGTTGTTGAAGAGGTTCCAGAAATTGCGACACCCGTACCCGCTGTTGGTAGCAACTTGGTTCAAGCCCGTATTAAAGGAACTTGGACTATGTACTACGGCAACATGGTGTATAATTTTGTGGATGGTAAGTCTTTTAATATTCCAAAAGACCTCTATGCCTATCTAAAGAAGAATAGTAACATTTACGATACTCTGTAAGAGGTAATATGGCTGGCTTTACAATTCCTAATGCACCAGACACCGATAAGTCAACATTAGACCAAGCAGAGCCAGACCGTATTGACTTTGAAATACTAGGCAATAGGCGAAAAGGTGTTGTAAGTGATGCAGCCGTCACGGCAGTATCTGGTAATACCGTTGCCGTTGCCTCTGGCTCAATTGCCTATGAAGGCACTGATTATGCACTCTCAGCAGATGGTGGGTATGCCCTATCGTCACCTAATGCGTCGTCCAATAGGTTTGACCTTGTTGTTGCGCGGTATGCAGCAAGTGCTGTAACCATCGTTACTATTACTGGAATTGCCAGTTCTACCAACCCAGTTTTTCCTGCAATCACAGCAGCAGATGTTGTCCTTGCGGCGGTTCTTCGTAGGGCAAACGAAGCAATTGTCGCTAATGATATTATTGATAAAAGAGCATTTTCCCCTGATTCGGTTGCTTCTATTGTAGCAATTTCGTCAATTGATATCGCTGGTGGTGTTGATATTGGTGCGGCTATCACTAATGCCGATTTAATCATTATTGACGACGGTGGTGCTGGCACTATTCGCAAATCTGCGGTTACTCGTATAGCAACCTATTTGTTTGGTAAGTTGTCTGGGGATGCTACGTCCAACTCTACGGGTTCTATAACACTTGCCGATACCGCAGTGTCAGCGGGGTCGTACACTCTGACCAATATCACGGTTGACTCTAAGGGTCGCATTACTGCGGCGTCAACAACCGCACCCACCACCGCTATTACTGGTGAAGAGGGAACAATAGTACTTGCTGGCCAAGTCTTTTCGTGACACTTGTACGACCACTCCCGCGTCCAACGGGTTCGTTGGCTGATATTACTCGTGTGCGAACTGTAACTGCTAAAAGGTACCGCGAGCAACAACCACAGGTAAACGCACCAGATTTGGATACTATCGCAGGCGCTGACTCAAAAGGATAGTAAACTACTACTATGCTTATTCCAACCAGCATTCTTGATGACGTTACTAAAAATGCGCGTACTTACTTGCGCGATTTTCCAAAGTACTTTCAGGTTGCCTTTGATGCCGCTGGTAGAACCTATGAATTGGGTCACCCCAATATTGACGTAGACTCTTTTTATATTGCTACTTACACATCGTCTAATCCTGTAGAAATGGCGGCATCCGCATTTAGTTTAGACGCACGTAATGGCTTGGTGCGTTTGGCGTCTACCCCTGACGCAAATAGCAAAATCATGGTTGAGGGTTATTACTATGAGTGGGTTTTGCCCGCAGACTTAGAGTACTACGCAAAACGTGCCGTTGAAAACCACGTGTACAACCTACAGGTTGACCTAGAAAACATGTCCGATATCCTATTGGACACCATTGGGATGGCTACGCTCATTGAAACCCTTTGGTCTTTATTTAGTGAATACAGTCGTGACATTGACGTAATGACCTCTGAGTCGGTGCACATTCCTGGAAGCCAACGCGCTCGTAATATCCAAACGCTATTGGACTACTGGATGAATGCCTATGATAAGCGGGCGCGTGCCCTAAATATTGGACTTGACCGTATTGAAGTGTTTACCCTTAGTCGCGTGTCGCGCACAACAAATCGTTACATTCCTATTTATGTCCACAAAGAACTTGGTGATTACGGCCCAATTAAGCGTGTCTTTCCAGAGCGTGGTACTGGTGATATTGCAATTGCAGACATGGGAGACGACCCGCGTGTTGAAGTTCTTGTAGACACCCAACCTGCTATTGGGGTGGCTAACACTACTGGATTGTTCTAATGGACTCGCGTGTAGAGGTAAGTCAAATACGAAAGCACTATAGGGAGTACTTTCGTAAGGTGGGCGAAACCATCATTTACTATGAATTTACACCGTTTGCAGCCAGCGCCAGTGCTGGTTCATATTATGACGATGTATACAACGAGGGTATTGCTGGACCTAGCGGACGTAAGTATGGCAACGGCCTAGTTATACCTGTTTTAATGATTACTGAAACTGAAGACCAAAAACGTGCTATTCCAGAAGGTCGGCAACCAGTTGAAGTTGCTAACTTTGTAGCGTCTATTGAGGACTTTCGGAATGCAGGCTTATCTGAACCTCATGAGTATAGAAAACATTTAAATGATATGTTTATGTACGACGGGCGTTACTTTACAGTAACTTCTTATAAAGTTCGTGGTCGTCTAAAAGATGACGTTATCGTAACCGTTGAGGGCTTAGAGGTATATATTCAGCAGGAGTTTTCTTTTGATACATCTCCTACCTTCTCGTCTATACACACGCTTCCTTGGCCTTCAGCGTTTCCAAATATCTGATAAACTTAATCTAACTTTGGCGTGCGCCAGAGGGTCTAAACGCCTAGAAGTCTTGGAGCAACATGGATAGTAACCCGTCTCCGTACGCTGTCAGAACTTCTAAGCCGTCCTTTATTTCTGGCGGACTAGCCGTATTGGACTATGCTGAGTTTCTTGCTGACGAGTACCCAAAGGCTTTGCGCAAAGCAATTAAGCAAGCCACGTATGAGGAACAAACTGCTCTTCGTGAGAATGCCGATACTAACTCTGAGTGGTCTGGGCTTGCAGATGGTCTTAGCGTTCGTTTTGATAACCAGCAAACTATGTTTGTATATGGAACCGAGGACGCCCCAGAGAATGCCCAAAAGTCTAAGGACTTAGAGTACGGTGTACCTACTAAAAATGCTCCTAGTCCCCTGCTTCGTACTTTTGCCAAATCTCGTGAAACAGACTTGGGTAAAAAGATTGCTGACTTGGTAGACAAAGAATTGGTAAAACGCTACAAATGAGTAATCGCGTTGGCTTACTGCTGGCAGAAGACCAGGCTCTTAAACTGTTGTTTAGCGCCATGACTGTTTCTGATGATAAAGATAACGCCCGCCCAGTACAGGTGTTCTATAGGTATCCCGAGGGTGAAACAGAGCGGTCCTACCCATTTATAACCTTAGAGCACATTGACATTGTTCACGCAAGGAACAGACAGCATTCTGAGAGCACCCTGTACTATCGTACGGATGCGGCTGGGGCACCACCACTTCGGGACAATAGAGCCGACCGTATGGACTATCGTCCTAGCACGTCTGCTGACTTTTCTTATATAACTAATAAAAATGACTATCAATACCTTGTGAGTAACGAGTATGTCCCAGTTGACCTTCTTTATCAGGTTTCAACCTTTGCTCGTTCTGCCTTGCACGACAGGCAACTATCCGCCCAAATGCTTACTGACATTATACCTTTTAGGCGCGGGTACATCAACATCCCCGCTGATGACACCATCCGTCGTTTAGACCTCTTGGACTGGACAACGGCTGACCTGCTTGACCCTGAAGCGGGCTACCGCAAACGCATCTTTCGTAAGGTTTACACTCTCCAAATGACCGCAGAAATTACGTCAGCACAGGTGGTTGGCGTAGGGGCGGTGGCTTCGCCATTTCTTTGCAAATGGTGGGCGTGACGCATATGTTTCCCGTGTCTACAACGCTTCTACGACAACTGCGGCGTCTGTCGCTGGTGAAAACGTTACCTTTAGTATTGACGGTTCTCCTACTACCGCTTTTCGTGTAAATGCGGAAAACAAGGGTGAGTGGGGCAATGACCTTACAGTATCTATTTCGGCTGGCTTGGTAACGGGCGACCTGCCAACATTTGTTTTAACTGTAAAAAATGACACTGTAGAAGTGGAGCGCTGGGGTGAACTCAGTCTAGACCCAGATTCCAATAGGTACATTGGCACTGTTATTAATACCTATTCAACCTACATTCGGGTTGCCTCTGTTAGTGCTTACACAAGTGTTTACGTTGCTACCGTCGTAACAAACGCTGCGCTTACTGATGGTTCGGATGGTTCGGCGGCGAATGTTGGTGAAACCAATACTGAGTGGAATAACGCTGTAGCGCGGTTTGTAAGCGTTGACGAAGAACTTGTTATTAACATGGTTAATATGACCACAGCATCCGTTGTTAATACGGCTATTACATATTGTGAAAATGCTGGCAATCGTTTCTTGGTAATTGACCCAGTAACGGTTACGTCTGGTGCTGATGCCCTTACGAGCATTAGTGGCTATAGCGCCTCATCGTATGCTGCCGTGTACTATCCAAAACTAATCATGGTTGACCCATCCAAGAGCGGTTCGTCGGCTATGCGTACAACTGCCCCAGGTGGTGCACTCCTTGGCCTGTACTCTCGTGTAGAGGCAGAGCGTACTGTCGCTAAGGCGGCTGCTGGTTTTGCGTATGACTTGCGCGGTGCCCTTGGACTAGAGACATCGTTTACTGAAGTTGAGCAGGGCACTCTGTATGATGCCCACATCAATACACTGAAGGCCATTCCTGGCGCAGGCGTCATTGTGTACGGTGCTCGTACCCTTAAGAAAACTGATATTACTAAGTACATCCCTGTACGGCGCAGCCTTAACTATGTCAAGTCTCAAGCAAAACTTATTACAAACTTTGCTGTGTTTGAGCCTAACAACGATGGTTTGTGGGGGAGCATCAATACTCGCCTAAGTAAGTTCCTAAGTGCCTTTTGGAGTTCGGGCGGACTCAAGGGTCGTACCTCGTCAGAGGCCTACTACATTACCTGTAACAGCACAAACAATACGTCACAAACAATAGAAAACGGTGAAGTACACATTGAAATTGGTGTCGCATTGCAGACACCCGCAGAGTTTATTGTCATCAACGTCAGCCAATTTATTGGTAGCGCAGAATTTAATGAAACCGTCTAAGGAGTAATAATGGCACTTGCACAACGCACCGACCCGCTACGTAACTTTAAATTTAAAGTTATTATTGAACCATCGGGTATATTTGCTAGTTTTGGTTCTAACCTTCCACAACTTGGTTTTGCTGAAATGTCTGGTTTGAGCGTTACTAACGAATTGATTGCTTACCGTGAGGGTGGAATGAACACACATCCACACAAAATGGTGGGTCAATCCGATTTCCCACCAGTGTCTTTCTCACGTGGTGCCTTTGCCATGGCTGGGTCGGCTAACTCATCTGATGGTGGTATGTGGGCGTGGCAGCAATTTATCCATACGTGGAACCAAGGAGTTGCCTATGGTTCTAAGGGTTTGGCAACGGCTGGCGCGGACTCTAGTGATTACCGTTGTACCATTACGGGATTAGTTTACGACCACCCATACACACGTACTGGGGTTCAGTACCTTGACCAAGACCTCGCATCAAATTCTGGGGCGATAAAGCCTGGTAACGTTAGACTGGCTTTTAAACTATTTAATTGTTGGCCTGGCGTGTTTGCCATGAATGGTCTTAATGCTGGCGATAACGGAATACTTATTCAGCAAATGACCATTCACCATGAGGGTTTTCAAATTGCCTTTAATGATACGCAGATTCTGGAACTAACAGGGCAAACAGCAGCACTTTAATAAATAAAAAGTAAGTAACAACACGAGGAGCAGTACATGTCTACAGAACTTGCCGCCCAAGCAACCGACGCTACTAGTATTATCGGTGACGACCCAGCACCCACAATAAGCATGCCTGGGAGTGCTTCTGTAACATTGTTACGTGGCGTGTTTTCTAACCTACCTAACGAATGGCAGACAGACTCGGTTGTTCGTGAATTAACGGGCACAGATGAAGAAGCATTAGCCTCTTATGACGTTAAGACGAATATAACGTATTCAGAATACATGTCTTACTTACTGAAATTAGCGGTTATTAATATTGGTAATATTTCTATTAAAGAACACCCAAGCGTTATTGATGACTTAATTATTGGGGATAGGGATTTACTATTTCTTGGAATCATTAAAGCCACATATGGTCGTTACCGTGAGTTTGATGTAACTTGTAAAGAATGTGAAAAACAAAATAGCATTCAAGTTGACCTAGATGAAGACTTCCCCATTGAGGATGCTAAGGGTAACTTAACAGAGCCTCTGTCTGTAACCCTTAAGAACAAGGCAGTTATTACCCTAAACTACCCAACTGGTGGGGATAGTCAGTGGGTCGCCAAAAGGTCTAAGAATACTGCGGAACAAAATACCATGATGCTGGCTCGTTGCGCTATCTTGGGTCCAAAAGACAAGATTAATCCAGAGGCGTGGGCAAGGGGGTTATCCTTGGCCGACAGAAACAAATTAGTCAAGGCGCTCTTTTCTGCACAACCAGGGCCTCGTATGGAAGAGGTGAAAACCCAATGTGCCCACTGTAATGCTATTATTAATCTAGCCCTAGATTGGGTCGCACTTTTATTTGGATAGACTGATTCAGACTTACTGGGAATACGAAGCGATTGCCTCTACGTATAGAGGTTTTAGCCTTACAGATATTAAGGCTATGACAGTCCGACAAAGGTCATACTGGGTAAGTATGGCTCGTTGGAGAAACTCTGCGGGAGGCTAGGAAATGGTTGAGCAAAATCTAGGGGGTGGTGCCTTTGGTGGTAGCGCCGAAGAGGGCCGTGCCGCTGGTGCAGTAGGCGGTGCCTCTGCCAACTCTCGCCTAAACATTGACTTACAGATGGTCAAAGGTCTTAACAGTGAATTAAACAAGTTAAGCGAAAACACTAAAAAGATTAAAGTAAACTTTAAAGGTTTGGTTGCAGAGGCTAAGGCCCTCACAGGTGAACTTAACAAAGTAGCCACTGCTATGGGCAAGGTAAGTGGTAAGGGTGGCTCTGGGTACATGGACCTATCCAAAGGCATGCCAGCCGCTGCTACAGCCTCTGTGGGGGGCGTTGGCGAGGCAGAGCGCATCCTTAAGGCACTTGGCGTGAGTGGAGGCCCTGGCGGGGCTGGTGGCGGGGCTGGTACGGCTTCTAAGATGCGTGGCGGCTTGTTTGGGAAGGCTCAAGGCATGATGGGCAACCCTTGGGTTCAAGCGGGGTTACAGGCTGCTGAGGCGACCATCGGGGCCATAGATAGTCGCGTTGACCGCAATAAGGCATACGCATTATCAGCCGACAAACTGAGCGTAATGCTCCAGCAAACCACTGGCAGATCACAAGCGCAAGTAATTAGTGATATGCGTCAGCCACTTACCAAGTACAGGCTTGGTGCGGGCGGAATTAGCAGCCTATTGTCAATGGAGGCCCGTACTGGCTTAAGTGCACAAGGTAATGCTGCATCTATAGAAGCCCTCAGAACCCTTGGTGGCTTTGGATATAGCGCTTCAGACATTACTGGAATGACTGAAAGCATGGCAAGTCCAGACGTCGCCAATAAAATGTTTATGATGACGGGTACAGGCATATATGGCATTGGCGGAAAACAAAAGTCATCTATGCAGGTTATACAAGACTTAACTAAGCGCTTGGGATTAAACAATGAAAAACTGCTTGAGGGCAGTATGCAACCAGGTTCAGTTGTTCGTCAACGCTTAGCGATGGCTGGGGTTGGGTCAGAAATGCAAGATTTGGTATTGCAGTATGCCAAGTCAAATGTTCAGTTTGGTAAAAAGGGTGGAGCGGGTATGTACGACCCTTCTAAAATGGGCGACCGCAAAAGGATGGGTATTGAGGGGAACTATGCTACTCAGGCAGAGGAGACTGAGCGTACGGGAGTACAGCGTGAAGAAAACATGTATAAAGATCAGGCTTCTGCTTACGCCCAGATGGAAAAGAACTTACAGAACGTAAACAAAGTGTTGGGTCAGTTTGAACATGCATTGCGCGACATCATTGGTTTGAGGACTAAGACTCGCGGTTGGCGGGACTTAATAAAACCAGCCTTTGGCATTGTTGGTGGTCTTGCTGGTGCTTTCGCTGGTGGGCCTATGGGGGCTATGGCGGGCTACGCGGCTGGTAGTGCTGTAGGAGAAGTGCTTGGTGACCCTAGTCCTCGTGGGGCAACCTTACGTTCATTTGGGTCAACACGCCCAACTGGTAAGGGTGATAGTGACCAACTAGTATCCCAATTAGACCCTCGCTTAAGCGGACCTTTAGCAAATATGATTGCTGGTGCTAAGGACGAGGGTGTCAACATTTGGGTAAACCAGGGTAGACGGTCAACCGCCGAACAAAGTACAGGATTCTATTCTCGGTATAAGCCCATCTCGGCGGAACAGTATGACCCAAGTAAGGGTGACTACCATTGGAATAACAAGTATTGGCGGAGGAATGAGGGTGTGTATCCTATGCTGCCACCAGGACATTCCATGCACGAAATTGGTTTGGCAGCAGACATGGGCGGTGATTTAGCATGGGTTACACAAAACGCTGCAAAATATGGAGTTAAAAACTATGCTGGCGGGTCAATTGATGAAGCGCATCACGTTCAACCTGCTGGCATGGATGACAACATACAGCCAAATATGAAGGACACTAATACAGGTGGTAGTGCAAAAACTGCGGGTAGTTCTTCCGCCACGTCTCAATCTGGGGTACAGGTTAACTCTTCTTTTGGGGTACAAAAAGCAAGTGCAGGTGGCGCGGGGAGTTTAAGCAACTACCAATCACGGTTAACTTTGGCAAGTTCTATGACCGCCTTTAAAAAGCGTGCTTTTGGTGGCGCTGGTGCGGCTGGGAAAATGGCAACATTAGCAGTAGGAAACTTTGTTGGTGTTCATGACGATGCGAGTACTACTGGTACTACTGGCAAGGTGGGAGTTAAGCCAGGACAAATTCCACCAGGTTTTAAATACCGCACAACACCATCATATGGTGGGTGGGGATACTTTACTAAACAAAAATGGACTGACGCCGATTTAGAAGCATTGCATAATTCAGAAACTACTTCTTGGAACAGTACCGTAGTAAATAGTCATGGAACCCTTATGGGTGGTTTTAATATGAACCAGTACAATTGGGACCGTGGTGGTGGTAAACGGCATGCCGCTACCCCCGCCTTGGCTACTCCAGAACAACAAAAAAGTGTTACTAAAAACATATTAGAAAAGTTTTGGGCCGATAATGGTTTTCAAGGTCTGGTGGAAGGTACCGTTTCATGGCCTGGCATTGGGAGAATTAAATCTATAGACCTACCTCCTGGTACTGCAACATCATCACTTTACCCCAGTGGTGGTAACTCTGGTGACCCAAACTACGACCAAGTTATGGGTGGTGCTTCGGCCCCTCGTGGTGGTGGGCGTGTGGCAGAAACTGGTAGCAACGTAGTAGTAAAAGCGGGCGCACAGAATACGTTTAATGTTAATCCAACTATCAACATTACATCTACTGGGTCTCAATCAATTGACGCCCATAGACTTGCTAAAGAAGTAAGCAAGTTACTAGAACGTGAACTCCAACTTACAGTAATGAGGAACTCCTAATGGTTGTTAATAACACAAACAAGTTGTTAAAAGAGGGTAATGCCGACTTTGCTAACTACGCCAAATTAGGGGAAGCACGTGACTGGCGTAAAGAGAATCCACCCTTTGCGTGGCCTGGTAACGCAATTAAGAATATTGGTTTAGGTGTTAGCGGTGGCCAGACTAAAATGGTGCGCGGATTTATGCGCAGTATTTTAACGGATGTAGCGTCTAAGTTCACAGGAACAAGGATGGGTAACTATCGTTTAAACTTTCAATTTAACCCAGACTATATAGAACGCAGTGTCACCCAAAGTATTGGGGCAATTAACCCAATTTTGCAAGCGCCAGCGAACCTAACACAGCCAGTTCCAGGTACGGCAGTCTTTACATTTACAATGACGTTTAATCGTGAAATGGAAGTAAATAATGCTGGTTTTACAACGTGGAACAAGGATAGAACGTTTTTGTATGCAGGCACTAACTACATCGGGGGCAATATAAAAAACCCCGCTTTAGTCGGAGTTTGGGCAGACTTACAAATGTTTGACCTCATTATTGGTCAAGGAATAACCAAAGAACTACTTGACCTTGTTAGTGGCTTCTCTCAAAGCCAGGACAAACTACGGCAAGCAGCCGCAATAAAAGCATGGCAAACCTCGGTCGAGGCTGCGGGAGATGACAAAGATAAAAAGGCTGCTCTACCCTTAAAACCACCCGACACAACATTTAATGCCACAACGTTCAACATCGACAACACATTAAACTTTGGTAACTCTGCGTTTATTAATCCTTTACCTGTACGGGTTGTCTTTTCAGACGTATTTATGATTGAGGGTTTGGTTACAGGTAGCGCCGTTGCTTTTCAAAAGTTTAATCAAAATATGATACCCACGGTATGTCAAGTAAACGTTAGTATGACTGCGCTGTATGCTGGCTTTGCCAGAAAAGAAGCGTACCTTACTAATGCGTTAAACGCTTGGGCTGATAGTGAGTCAGAAGACCAAAAGGTAGTTTCGGCTGATACTAAGAGTGGGCAGGATGCATTAACATATAATCTTAAGTCTTTTAGTGTGTTGTTTAATAGGCGTTTACTCAAGCCCTTTGAAGTGACTAGTGGTAAGAGTGGTATTGATGGGGACGATGATACATACTTAAAAACAGGTCCAGACACATCTCTTATGATGCGTAGCCATACACAAGCCACTGAGTATTACCCTGGTACTTCTACCAACCCTAGATTTGTAACTCTTCAACAGTACTACAACATACTCTTTACTAAACATTGGGGAAGCAATGTGTCCTTAGACACGGACTTCGGAGACCTCGGGCCACTTGGTTTATTAACAAGTAAACAAAAAACTAATAAAGGAACGTTACCCATAGTTATAAAAGTTGAGATTAAGAAAAGCGACAAGATTGAAAAGATAGGTTGGAACTTTACTTGCGCATTACAATACGGTGCTACTAAGAGTGTCCAGCAAGTTAGTATGGTTAATACTGATGACGAAACGTGGTATTTAGGAGAGGTGCGTATCGTTGGAAGTGTCGTATATGAAACACACTACAAAGAGTTTTTACTAGATTTGGATTCACTACAGAATATTCCGAAGTATAAGACAACCCCTAATACAAACTATTTAGTTTCTGACGCAGAGTTTTTGTTCACAATACAGGGTTTTGGAAATACCACTTCGTTTGGTAGCGATGTAGTGGGAACTATAAGTGAGAAGAAGTCTATTCTCTTTAAGCCAGCAACTCCGTTGTTCTATCATGACGATACAAAAAAGTGGTGGCCATTTATTATGAATCCTGTTACTATTGGTACGGATGGGAGACCTGGGAAATGATTACTTCTACCTCTCGTTATCGTGGCAGGTTTGACGAAAAAGACAATGAGGCTATCTTAGTTGCCGAACGTGTTGATACGTCCCGCTCTCAGTATTTTGTGCACGTTGTTGGGTCTTTAGAATCCTTTGCATCACTAGCCAGTAGGTTCTTAGGAGATGACTCAATGTACTGGGTTATTGCCGACCTTAATCCACAGATATACTTTCCCGATTTTATTCCTGTAGGACAGCAAGTGCGTATCCCCTTGTCATGATTGTTACTAACCTCTCTCCTCTTGGCATTACTTGGGAGTGCGTCATTGATAATGCACCCTTTTCTAAGATAAGGGTTCAGCGTATATCAATTAGCCTTGTTGAGAATCAACACGATTTAGCAACTATTGAAGTTGTCGGTGTGCCATCTGAGTACTTGATGGATTACGTAGACAAGCCTGTTTATCTCAAAATAGAAACACTTGGTAATCGTGTTTGTAATTTCTATGGGTATGTCTCACGTATCGAGGCAGAGTCGAATACGAATGAGGGTCTTGTTAACAACTCACCTTTTCAATTAGTTAGCATTATCTGTTTAGGCTCATCCTACTTAACTATGTCTAAGCAGAATGCCGTTTGGGAAAATGTATCCCTGATTGACATTATTTCAGAAATAGCAAGTACGTATCGTTACGGTTACTCTATTCCAAATAATCAATATAGGTTCAAGAGGTTGGTGCAGGCTGAAACATCGCTGTGGCAGTTTTTAGTAAAAACAGTGTCTAGTTTGGGCTACTCTATCACACTGCGTAACAACCACATACACATTTGGGATTACCAGAATGCTGCTGGTAGGCAACCATCATATTCTGAATTAACGGGAACCAAGGTTAAAAAGATAAACTATAAGCCTGTTCCTGGTTCTATTATTTCGTTTAAGCCTATATTTAGCACGCTTAGTCCTAGTGGTGCTAGTACTCGTAAAGTTATTTCGTATATTGATAACTTGGGTGTAATGTCATCTGTATCTTTGATGGACTTAGAATTACCTGATACTCTTGGCGCTCCCTCTTCGTCTCGTTTTGAGGACTCCGTTTCTGCAAACGTAACCACTTTTGCTGCTGCTAAAAACGTTTTAATTGCGTATAGTAACAAATCACATAGGCACGGCTTCCGAAGTATCTATATCATATATAGGTAGGGTTAAACAAGTGGGAAACATTTGGGCTGTTCCAGAAGTCAATTCACAAATCGTAGTCTCGTCCGATGACTCTAGTTTAACAAATATCTTTTGGCTACAAACAGACGGTACGAGCGTTTTGGCGGCAAGGATTACAGTCCTTGAAGCCCTCGTAAGTGCCCTCAGTTAGGAACTGTAATGAAGAGCATACTTATTCCATTTGGTTTTGAGAACGGGTCTGTTCGCTCTACCCCAAGTATTGACGTAGCCGTTCAGCAACAGATTATTAACTATTTTATGACAAATGCTGGAGAGCGGGTAATGCAGTCTGGCTATGGGGGGAACCTGCAAAACATAGTGTTTGAAATAGACAACCCTCTAATTTGGGCAGATTATAAACTAGATGCCCTTCCAGAGGTTAACATGCATTTAAGCACTGGGCGTGTTATAGACGTAGCGGTTTTGACCCACCCAAATAACCCACAAATGGGTGGGTTAGAGGATGGAGTTGCCACCGTCAGTATCCGTTATGCCACGTCTATGCGTGGAAGTACCCAAATGGTTCTAACTGTTAGAACAAACTTAACTGAAGAAAGTAGTATGTAATGGCGCAGATTAACTATTCAAACAGGGATTTTCAATCAATTAAAAATGATTTGTTGGCTCGCGCAGCAGTTATTATGCCAGAGTGGTCATCTCGTGATGCTTCCGACTTTGGTGTACTCCTTGTAGATTTGTGGGCCTACTACGCAGACATACTACACTACTACGTTGATAGGTCAGCCCGTGAGGCTTTTATTGGTACTGCAACGCAGCGTGAGTCTATGCTGGCTATTGCTAACCTTTTTGATTACCTTCCCCAAATGCAGAAGGCTGCTACGGCGACATTAACGGTTGTTGGGGCTAATATCCCTGAAAATGAGTTGGTAGTTATTCCAAGTGGGACTATCTTTGCTGCCCCAGCCACGAGTACCCGTCCTATTGTGTACTACACGTCCACTAGTTCTGCGTCTGCGACGGCGGCTGATAGTGCCGTTATTGCTGTTGTGGAGGGCGAGCAAGTTAATGATGAGTCACTGGGAACGAGTAATGGGCAGGGCAACCAACGTTTTTCACTATTCTATCCAAAAGTAGTTGGTAATAGTGTTGTTATCCACGTGGCTGAAGGCCCACTTGTAAACAGTGTGCCATCGTTAGTTGAATATCAATATATTCCTAAGATGTTTGATGCGACCACTACGGATAGGTTTTTTTCGTTAATCTTAAATGCGGCCAATGAAACAGAGGTTATCTTTGGTAATGGGGTGTCTGGAAAGATACCAAGTGCTGGTCAGACCATTACGGCTTCGTACCGTAAAGGTAAAGGGTTGTTTGGAAACGTTCCCGCAAACTCAATTACTCAGATTTTAAGTTCTCCTAGTCCATACCTTTCTGAGGTGTATTCCACTGTGGCATCTGGTGGTGCCGACGCTGAAAGCATTGCCGCATTAAAAGCGAATATCCCTGCGGCCTTTTCTACACAAAATAGGGCAGTATCCTTGAATGATTACAAGGTTCTTGTGTTAAACATTGCGGGAATAGGCAAAGGAACGGCAGAGTATGATTCACCAACAAAAGTGGTCACGATTTATGCAGTACCAATGACTTCTGAATACCTAACGTACAGTGGTTCTACTCTGTCAGTTAGTTCTGCTGTACAAGATGCAGTCATAGCCTATTATGAGCCTCGCCAAATGCTTGGGGCAACTGTATCTGTGGCAGCGTCTATTGACTTAACTTCTGTGGATATTACTGCTACTGTGTATGTTTTGTCTGGGCACACTGCAAGCAAGGTCAAGGTGGATGTAGAAGTGGCTTTAGATTCATTTTTTGAATATGATGCTGTGTATTTTAATCAAACCTTGTCTAAGGGCGAAATCTATAGAAAGATACTAAACGTAGCGGGAGTTGACTACGTAACTATTTCTGACCCATCTAGTGAAACCGTGACATCTGGAGCACTGGCACTATTTAAGAAAGGCACATACACCATTACTACTTCTGGTGGTGTGACAGGAGCATAATGGCTCTTGTATCTTTTAGGTTACGTCGTACTGACGATGTTGGTTCGTATGTGCAGGGAGAGGATGTCCTTGACTCTGCTTTGCGCGGCGATAGGTACGTTGTTGCTTCTGCTAACACCCTTGGGCTATCTACGTTTTCGGCAAACGTTTTTGATGTTGTTGCTACAGAAGTTATTGATGAAACGCGCCCAGGTGGGCAATATACACAGTACACGACCACAATTGATTTAGCGTGGTCACTAGATACAGACCTTGTACTCGACCCAGTGGTTACTGCACCAATAGGTCTTTACATAATCTCAAACCAAAACGGAGAGCCAGTAACCGTAGAAGATGGCATACCTGTTTTTTCGTGCACAACTGAAACGTTTGTTAACAACCTGCAATACACATCTACTACATTAAAACTAGGCTCATGGTTATACTATGGATTTTTTATTAAGTATTCAGATGGCGCTACTGAATGGTTTGAGCGGGTAGCAGTTATATACATACAAATACCAAAGCAATATGAGTCTGCGGCTGCTTTGTGGCAACGTATTCCAGAGTACTATCGTTGGATAGATGCCACTGAAGGAAACAGCAACCTTTACGATTTCTTAAAACTGTTTGGTTGGGAACTTGACCGTATGCGTTCCCTTATTGATAGTTTGAGCATTATAAATGACCCATTGTTGGCTATTACCCCAGCCTTAGATTTGCTTGCTCAGCAATTGGGTGTACCCAATACTAGTACCGAAGTGGGTACTAGTAAATTACGCAATGTTCTTTTAAACATCTTTGAGTTGCGCAAAACAAAGGGAACTGCTAAAGGTGTCACTGCATATATTTCAGCATTAACTGGTTGCACATCTACGTATGATGAAGCAACTAAAACTTTTAAAGTTTATACACAGCGTGTAAACCTTTTGTCTGACCCAAAGTTTAGACAGCAGGACCTGTCTTATTACACAGGGTCTCCATCAGAATTAGACAGGGTTCCATTTAGTTTGCGCAATGACGAAGGTGGCTCTGTTTTGCGTAACCCTGATGCTAATGATGACGCTCTTAGGGCGTACTCTTCAAACCCACTAGACCTAGATGACCTTGTGGCATACACAACGACAAGCACTACTAGTACTGCCGCTTCTGTTGGTTGGGGTGTATACACGTATGGTGCTGCGTATGACAGTGGCGCATCCGTACCAATTATTGATGCCACCCCTACTGGGATTAAAATAACAATACCCGCTGAGGCAACTGGGGCACAAACAGTTGTTGTATATGGTAGAAAACCATTTATGTACAAAAACGATATTGTGTACTATAGTTCATTTAACTGTGATATATCTGGTGCTTCTTTTAGTAACTTTAGGTTTATTACAAATACTATGGCTGTTAATCAATTAGAGATTAATCCACCAGATTCTTATGGTAGTGCTTTGTACTACGATTCATGGAATGACACATCCGCAAGTAATGCAAGTTTATTCTTGCGTAGTGCTGATTCACACTATGATACGGTAAATCCTGGTTTAGCCACTGTTGGTAGGTTTGCTATACAACACCCCGTGCCAGATGACCCAGACAACGTTGAAGATGTTGTCTTGCCTGTTTTGATGTTTACCGCCGACCCAGGCGCTGAAATAACTATCTCTGAATGGCTCGTAGAAGCCAATGCTATTGGGGCGTACTTTGATGGAGATAAGATATTTGGTGGGTTTATTAAGGAAGCCAACCAGTTATCTATTGTTGGTCTTTCTGATTACAGGTGGGGGCCAAACGGTGGAAACAATAATGAGGACTTTTCGTACTACACCATGGACTATGGTAGGATAACTGTCGCTGTGGAGCGTGTAGTGGAAGAGCACTTACTACCCGTTATCATGATTGGCGACTACACAATTGCATGGAACACACTACCAGGAGACTAAATGATTTTGCTACTTGCAGCACTAGGTGTATACAAATTGATTCAGATTACTGATTTGCTTTTAACAAAAGACCCGATGCCTTGGGTAAAGGTAGTAGCGACCATGTTGTTGTCATATGGTGCTGTGGCCTTGTTACAGACAGACAAAATTTGGTTAGATGGTTTGGTTGTTGCCACGCTTGCTGGTATTGTACACAGCCTCATTCGCTTTTTGATGTACATGGGCGATATGGCAAGAACACGTTCACTAAAATAAACACAAGGAGAATAAGATGAACCACTATGTGGTATTAGGAAATGGCACAAGTTCGACAAATGTAATTGAGAGTTCTCTCTCTGATTTGCCAACCCCACGTTCATTTCATGTTCAGTTACAGAAGACCAGCCTTGACGGTGTGTGTCGTGTGTATGACTGGTTGTTAGACAATGATGCGTCCTTTGTTGGATACCATGATGGCACAGCACCTGGGATGCTTGCACGTAAAGCAAGCGCCGAAGTTGTTTCAAAGAACCCCGAACACGATTTGATTAATTGGGCATCAGAGAACAATGCGACAGTGCTGTATTTGTGGGACGAAGATGATGCACAGTATTGTGAAAAAGAGGTTATGAACTTAATGGATTTAGCCAACGTTCGGGTGTTGGATTTAACACAAGGACTTACGCCATTTTTAATAAGTGATGTTGAACCAAGGGTTGTTCCTGCAAATGATTCATTGCCACTAATTACTCGCAAAGAATATGAAGCGATGCCACGCGCAACAATTGAACAACAGGCTAAGGCTCAAGGTATCGAGATTGGTAAGTTGACTAAGCCTCAATTGATAAATGCGTTACTTGGTGAAGTCTCAGATACCAAACAGGATTCCGATGAAGGTACTGCTACGGTGGTCTTTTGCTTTAGTGATGGAGCAGTAGAATTACGTAAGTGTTCTGCTAAGCATGCGCAGGAGTTCCTTAAGAGCATGTAATCGTGCAGGGGGACTGAAGGTTAGAAAGGAGGTAGAAAGACCTCCAGCCCCCGCCCTGCACTTGGCATTCGGACAAAATGCCTACGGTAAGTGTATCAGTAGACAGGGAGTTAGCAATACATGACTAAGAGAAAGTTCTCAGGACCATTCTTACCGTTTCCACGGTGGGCACTTGCATATTTGGGGGAAGACGGTATCGCTAAAGTAGTACTGTTAACTGTGTTGTTGTACATGGATGCAGACACGCAGGAGTTGACAACATCACATAATCACATTGCCAAGTTAACTGGCTATTCTCGTAGCACAACTATTCGTGCTGTAAACCGCTTAATCTCTACAGGGGTACTTATCCGAAAGCACAGGCTTGGGAAAAATGGAAATATAAGCAATAAGTACATTGTAAACTTCAACAATCCAGCCGTGATTTCACCTACCCTAGTGTCACCCCTGACACCCAATCAAGAATAACTACTAATAAGAATAACCTTAACAAGAATCTCTCTTTCAAGAAGGAAAAAAAGACAGATGCTTACACAGAGGGATATGAAATTGACCCTGCGCTGCTGGAGCAGGTGTGAACCCCGATAACTGGAACCCAGGGCTAGGAAGTGACCCCGAAACAGCACCGATAAAATTGAGCACAGCAGCCAAGAACACAAACCTTGCTTTGATGTACCACTTTAAGAACTCAATAACTTTTAAGATGAACGGAGAAGTAAACAGCCTTGCACTAATGGCATTGTTTAAATCCCTTAGAACCAGTTCCGTATCTTATTCTGATATTTATAAAATGATTGATAGGTTCTTTGAAGAACTTAAAACCAAACCTCTTCCATATGAGGTGCCAACATGGAAAGCCTTTATTCAAAGAAAGGATGAACTCATACAATGGGTGACAACCAATTCTCCAGATTCGGACGTATCAGAATGGAAATAGGAAACAGGATAATACAAAAGATTGTAACAATCTTAAAAAAGATCGTGTACTACTATGACACTAGTGAAGAATATCAAATGCATGTATGCTCTCTTTGCGGAACAATGTTTCTTGATGGGTACTCTTATGCTGCCCACTTTACGTTAAACCAATGTAGCCTTGAAATGTATCCGTTTAGTTTTGACCAACTTGAAATAGGAGTTACAAAAGATGAGTGAGTGGAAGGGTGCTAGATACTGGAAGAACAGGCCGTTGGACGAGCGCTTAAAGAATCTAAAGATACCGAAGCGCTTTGAGCACCTAACGCTAGATGACTACGATAAGTCCGTTGGAGATACAGACGTTCACTACGCGGTCACTACGTGGCTTAAGACAGCCGACCAGCACTTAGAGGACGGCATGGGTCTATATCTTTTTGGTGGAACAGGAGTTGGTAAGACTCACCTAGCCATAGCCTTACTCAAACAAACAATTACAAACTTTCAATGCAGCGGGTTCTTTATCCCCGTCACCAACTACATGGAAATGATGTATGACGAACTAAACAATGATGGAGAACTACCTGAAGAGTACTCATCTCCGTATCTTGCCAAGTACATCAGGAGCGTGTATGACGTGGTTGTTTTAGATGGTCTTGGTGATGAGAACGACACAGAGTTTACACGTCGCTCTATTGCCACGCTAATTAACCAACGTGTTAATGCTAAGTTGCCAACAATTGTTACAAGCCTATACAACCCTAAAAAGTTAACACTACGATACGGAGATCGCTTTGTATCAGTGCTACAGTCAGTTTGTAGGCTGGTGCCTGTCGCAGGGACGGACCAACGTAATGCAGGGAAATGATATTGGAGATGCGGGCTTTCGAGGGCAAGCCGTTATCTTTGAAGGAGTACTAGCACGCCCAGCAGAAACAGTCTTATCAAAGTTTTATAAACAACGTGGTAATTGGGGAAAATACATAAACTCATATTTACCAAATGAGTTATCCCTAAAAGCAATGATAGACAGTTCCGTAAGATTAGGCATTGCTACGGACGTATACACGTTTATTGATATCGGGGCAGTTCCCGTAATTGACTCATGGTTAATGAAAAAAGGAATATCAGTATCTATAAATTATTATAGTACGATTGAGGAACTTGCATACGATCTAAGATTTCAGCATTCTATTAGGACAATTTATGTTGAAACGGAAGAGCAAGCATCTACAATAGGCATACGCTCACATGTTGTGGACCCAAAGAAAGCATGGATTAGTTAATGGCAAGCGCCGAACATCTCCTAATAGGTAAGGTTATTCAAGAGAATAACATTAGTCCCGTACTTGAGGCGGGTATCAAGGCGCAACACTTTTCAGCGCATTGGTCTGAGATATGGCAATGGATTACTACCTACTGGCGTGAGCATAGTTCCGTACCAAGTCCGCGAGCCTTTGCACAAGAGTACGCAGACATACAGTTTACTGATGCTAGTCGTGAGCAGTTCTCTAACCTCATTGAAGAGGTACTGAACTCATACAGGCACAACAGCATTGTTGAAACGTTGGCTAAGGCAGTGCCAATGCTCAACATGAACAACACAAATGAAGCACTCCAGGTTTTAGCCACAGGACTACAGACAGCATCAGCAGACGTATCCCGTCTTCGTGACTTTGACCTTATTAAAACTTGGGAAGAGCGTATTCAGCGATATACAACAATGCGTGATACACCCAATGCCATTCGTGGTATTCCTACTGGCTTTGCTGGCCTTGACCGTCTTACTTCTGGCCTTCGTCCACAACAACTAGTTACCTTTGTTGGAGAAGCAAAGAAGGGTAAGTCTCTGATAACCCTCATCATGGCTAACGCCGTACACACACACGGTAAGGTGCCACTATACATATCATTTGAAATGAGCGTTGAAGAGCAATCAATTCGGTATGACGCACTTATATCAAACATCTCATCTACAAAGATTATGCGTGGAGATTTAACAGCCAGTGAGTTAGCCAAGATTACTAAAATTATATCTACTCGTAGGCACATGCATCCATTTATCATGTCCGAGGATGTTTCGTCGTTAACTACGGTTAGCGCTATTGCGGGGAAACTACAACAGCACAAACCCGATGTGTTATTTGTTGACGGTGTGTATCTCATGGATGACGAGAACGGAGAACCAAAAGGCTCCCCACAGGCCCTGACCAACATCACACGAGCATTAAAACGCCTAGCACAGCGCTTTGATATTCCAATTGTTGGAACAACACAAGTACTTGGTTGGAAACTTGGCAACAGAAAGAGTAGGCAGATTACCGCAGACTCAATTGGTTATACGTCTTCCTTTGCACAAGACTCCGACCTAGTTGTTGGCGTCGAGGCTGACCCAGACATAGATGACCAAGCAATCCTTAGAGTGGTACTCGCAAGAACGGCACCACGAGGGGAAGTACGAATTAAGTGGGATTGGGTTAACATGGACTTTTCTGAAGTGGAGGAATCTGGAAATGATGACAATGACAACTGGTATTACTAGCATTGGTGATGTGCTAGTTGCTCTAGGAGTTGATGTACGCCGAGAGTCTGGAAATGAGATTATAGGGTGCTGTCCTGTACACGAGAAGCACACAGGCAAAGCGGATAACTCCCCATCATGGTCAATGAATGCATCTACTGGATTGTGGTTATGTCATTCGTGTGGAGCCAAAGGAAACCTCCCACAACTCGTTGCAGAGATAACAGGAGACTACGAATCAGTTTCTACTATTTATAATTTATTAATCTCTAGTGGTATGGAACAGTTGACAACTGCAAAGAAGGAAAAAGAAAAGGCAGTAGTGGACTGGAAAAAGTATATGTCTTATGGCAAGGTGCCACAAAGCCAGTTAGACAAACGTCAGTTAAGCGCCAGGGCGGCAGACCAATACGGAATTAGGTGGGATATGCTTAGGGACGCTTGGATTATTCCAATTGTTTCTCCTAGCGGAGAACTAGAGGGGTGGCAAGAGAAGTCTCCTAAAGGAGTACTAAACTTCCCCATAGGCGTTACCAAGTCTGAAACGTTGTTTGGCATAGACAGGTTTAGTTCAGAAATCGCTATTCTTGTTGAGTCACCCTTAGATGTTGTTAGGTTTGCATCTTGCTTTTCTGGAGCACAGTGCTTAGCCAGTTTTGGGGTTAACATAAGCAAGAAGCAGATTAATCTTTTAGAGAGGTCCTGCGACTCTTTGATAATCGCATTAGATAATGATAGTGCTGGAATAGCCGTTGGTAAGAAACTTCTTGGTACCTTGCCACCCTTCCGTCACGGTATACGGTGGTTGTACTACAAGCATACGAAAGCAAAAGACATGGGTGAGATGACAGAAGAAGAACTACGCTGTGCGGTTAAAAAAGCATCCGCATTTCCATGGTGGTTACTATGACTTTTAACGGAACACTGTACCCATTCCAAGAAGAAGCAAAAGAAAAGATGCTGGATAAGGGGAAGGTACTACTTGCGGTAGTCATGGGTGGCGGAAAGACCGTAATAACTATTGACCTTTTGGAAACGCTCTTTGAGCAAGGAGAGATATCACGTGTGGCGGTTGTTGTTCCTGCGGGACTTAAGTACCAATGGCTACGGGAGATTACAAAATTTACTAATTCTCGTGTAGTTGTAATTGACGGCAATGCAAAAGTACGAGAAAACCTATGGAGAGCAGCACTACGTGCCCGCTACGTCGTCGTTAACCCAGAGGTGCTAATGAACGACCACCATTTGTTTAGTTCACTTCGGTTTGAAGCGATGGTCATAGATGAAGCAACCATGATTAAATCACCACGAGCCAAGCGCTCTAGGCTACTTAAAAAGTTGGGAAAGAAGTGTCACTACAGGTTTGCCCTAACAGGACAACCAATTGAAAATAAACCAGAAGAGTTATATTCCATTATGGAGTTTGTAGATGCCAGCGTGCTAGGAACCTTTGAAGTCTTTGATAAAACATTTATTGTTAGGGATAGGTACGGAAAGCCAAAACGCTACAGAAACCTTAATCTTTTGACTAAATCTTTAGAAGCATCAATGGTTCGCAAAACACGCAAAGACATAGAAGACCAACTACCTGAAGTTATATCCACAGTTATACCAGTTAAATTTGATGAAAAGGGTGCCCAAGCCTACAAGCGCATTGCTAATGACTTACTACAACAGATTCAACAGGCATTAAAAATACACGGAAGAGGTTTTGACCTTTGGGCACACTACACAGGTAATGGCTTAGCCAATGAAGCACAAGGACAAATCATGGCGCGACTAACCATTCTTAGGATGCTCTGCGATAACCCCCAATTAGTTATTAACTCTGCGTTAGAATATGCTGACGTGAATGGCTCAACAGGGAGTAAGTACGCCAAAGAAGTAATGGACATGCAATGGATAACAAGCCCTTACGAGACACCAAAGTTAGACGCAGTACTCGAATATATAACTAATATTCTAAATGAAGACCCAAACAACAAGATTGTTTTATTCTCATTCTTTAAAAAGAACCTAAAGATACTTGCTGAAAAAACAAACCCATTTGTTAAGAGTGTGCTATTTACAGGGGATATGAATGCTACACAAAAAGATGAGGCTAAACAGAAGTTTAGTAACGACCCAAAGACACGCCTATTCTTATCGTCAGACGCAGGCGGGTACGGGGTGGATTTGCCACAAGCCAATTACCTTATATCATATGACCTTCCGTGGTCTGCTGGGAAACTAGACCAACGTGAAGCCCGCATCATACGTCTATCCTCAGTACACCCCCATGTTACTATTGCTTCGTTCATAATGAGCAGTAGCATAGAAGAACGGCAGTATGAAATGCTTCAACAAAAAAGGAAAATAAATGAGGCCTTTATAGACAAAGGCTATGATACCCAAGGTAGATTTGAGTTGACACTTAGTTCACTAACCGACTTTTTACAACACTCAGAAGTATAGATTAACAAGGAGCGCACAATGACAATATCAGAAAACCCTTACAGCCCAAATGACTACACACACTTTGTTCAGGACTATGTACTACAAAAGAAAACTCTTACAGCCCTAGAAGCAAAAGTTGATAAGATGAAAAAAGAGTTAAGCGCGTTAGTTGATGAGCACGGAATACCAGATGACAGCGGGCACCGTTGGTTAAGCATTGGTACTTACGAACTTAAGCGTGAGCGTCGTGTGTCAAAGAGTTTTGATATGGCCGCTGCCGAAGAATGGGCAAGGGAACAAGGACTATGGGATACCGTAAAGGAAGTTATCCCAGCGCATGAAGTGCTGAGTGAAGACAAGTTGGTAGGCTATGCATGGAAGCACAAAGAGCATGCCACCGCCATTCAAAGTTTTTACATAGAAAAAGAAACGTGGGCATTTAAAGTATAATGCCAAAAGACCCTCTTGAGTTATTTAAAGATTTACCAAATTATCCAGGTGGTAAAAAGCCAAAGAACCGTAGTATCCCAACTAAGGCAAAAGCCAATGATAGGTACAACGGTGCTAGGTCAAGGAAGTACGTAATTAATGGTGTAGAAAGACAGATGTACACAGTAGGAGAAGTGGCTAAGGCTCTTGGAAAAAGCGCATCCACTTTAAGAGTTTGGGAACATTACGGGTGGTTACCAAAAGCAAGGTACAGAACACCAACACCCGTAAAGAAACAACTTCCAGAAAAAGTTAGTAAAGGTAGGAGACTTTACAGCGAAGAGCAGGTAGAGTTACTCGTACAAGCAATGGACCTTTTCAACATTCACCAAGTAAATCATGGTGATTGGGAAGGTTTTAGAAAACACATTAAAGCCAATTGGCCCTAATAAACACACAAAGGAAAACATATGCCACGCAATTATGATATTGAAGAAAATGAAATTACCCTAACCAAAACCAACGACTACGTAGCAAGTAAACCTGTTCTAACAGATATTCCTACGCTAGAGATACCACGTAAACTTCTTCGTGGTGGTTGGGCACAAGTAGACGCACTCAAGGCCACAGACGCACAGTTCGCACAGCGTTTGAAGGTATCAGAGGAAGTACAGGTCGTTAAGTTTCTTAGTGACGAACCATACGCCGCATGGCACCAACACTGGGTTGAGCGCGATGGGCAGAAGTCCTTCATTTGCATTCGTGAAATGGAAGAGCGTGGTTGCCCAATTTGTGAAAGTGGTAATCGCCCATCGAGCCGTATTGCTTTCAACGTAGCCCTATGTACGGTAGTAGACCCACCAATCAACCGTTCCTTTGAAGTTGGTCCACGTGTAGTTGACCAGTTGCGTAACTTGAACAAGGCACCACAGAGTGGTCCATTGACTAAGCATTACTGGGCAGTTTCTCGCAGTGGTAAGGGCGCAACAACCGCCTACAACCTTCAAGTTATCCGCGAGCGTGACCTTGCCGAAGAATGGCATGTTACCCCAATTGATGAAACAGAGCAATCAAAGTTGTCTGAAAACAAGTACACATCAGAAATCATCAAAGTGCCAACCTACGCAGAACTGTTTGCTATCGCATCAGAAGACCTAGGTAGGTAAGACATGGGGCGATTGATGCCCCCGATAGTCACCACAGTAGAAGGACTTGATGAAATCATCAGGTACGTTACTGAAGTCGGGGCTTTTGCTTATGACATTGAATCAAAGGCGGTACTAGAACGCCATCAAGATTTGGTTGAACATCTGGAGATAGAGTTTAACAAACATGTTTTAACGTTAAAAAGCAAAAGCCCTGACATTATTGTTCGTGCTCACAATAATTTAGAAACCCGTTATAGGGAAGAAATTGCCTTAAACCCTTTACGTAACGATGTCTTTTGGTTAGGCATTGCGACCAGTGGACGGTCTTGGGCTATCCCCATGGGGCACACCACAGGGGTGATGCTGGCTCCCGAAGAAACTGGTGATGGTAGTACCATCCCACCAGAGGGATTTCGTAAGGTCTTAAAGAATGGGCAAGAGTCAATTGCCAAATCTCGTTATACCAAACCTGCCACCTACGAAGACCCACCAAAGCAACTATCACGATCAGAAGTACTCCAGCATCTAAGGCCGTTGTTCTTTAGCGACCTCATTAAGGTTGGGCACAACGTTAAGTTTGACGCAAGGTCTATAGCAAAGTATTACGGTGA